AAGCTACATTTTGTAGTTATGTTGACCCAGACTACGCTTTATATGATATTATACTACCTAGTGTAGACAAAATTAATGTTAGAACAATAGCAGAAGCAAAAAGAAATCGTGCTAAAAAAATGTCAACCGAAGCATATGAAGCAGGTAAAGCAGTTAATAAAAAAGTTAAAATGTCAGAATACGAAGTTGACTACAAAACTATCAACAAAAATTCTTTAATTTTTAGAGTAATGATGTTTGATCATATCCCAGACGAACCTGGACGCAAAAAAACACCAAAAACTGTTGCTGATACAAAAACAAAACTTAACTTTCCTCCTTTTCAGCATTATAAGTTTGATGAAAATAACGAACTTGTATGTATAGGTAAAAGTCATTGGCAAGGTGGTATGGAAAATGGGCATTTTGATAAAACTCACGGAAAAGCAACTAATGAGCTTGCACGTATGTGGATGAAACTAGTTGATAGATATGCAACAAGAGGCAACGTTCGTGGTTATACATATAACGACGAAATGAAAGGCCAAGCAATACTACAATTATCACAAATAGGACTACAATTTGATGAAAGTAAATCTAATAATCCTTTTGCATACTACACTGCTGCTGTTACTAATAGTTTTGTTCGTGTTATTAATTTAGAAAAACGTAATCAAAATATAAGAGATGATATATTAGAAATGAATAATCTCAATCCTTCGCATACTAGACAACATTCAGGCGAATGGGAAGCAGCACTTAAAAGAGAATCAGAGAAGAAATAAGGTTGATTTTCTGATCAATCTACGTTATACTGCTAGAGAAATGGAGAATATTCGTGTTTAACAAAGCCGCAGTGTTTACTGACATACATTTAGGTATGAAGGGTAACTCACGTGTCCACAATCAGGACTGTGAGGACTATATCGAGTGGTATATTGAACAAGCTAAGACTCACGGATGTGAAACTGGCTTGTTTTGTGGCGACTGGCACCATAATAGAAACAGTCTTAACCTTACAACTATGGATACAACTATTAGGCTGCTAGAAAAACTAGGTGCAGCCTTTGATAACTTCTATATGTTTGCTGGTAACCACGACTTGTACTACAAAGACAAGCGTGATATCAGTTCAACTGAGTTTGCAAGACACATACCGGGCATTACCGTAATAGATCAAATGATGGTCCAAGACGATGTTGCACTGGTTCCGTGGTTAGTTGGTGAAGAGTGGAAGAAGATCGAAAAGTTAAAAGCAAAATACTTGTTTGGTCACTTCGAACTCCCATCGTTTTATATGAACGCTATGGTACAGATGCCAGACCACGGAGAACTAAAAGCCGAACACTTCAAGAATCAAGAATATGTGTTCAGTGGACACTTCCACAAGCGTCAGAAACAAGGCAAGGTGCATTACATCGGTAATGCATTTCCTCATAACTACGCAGATGCGTGGGACGATGCACGTGGTATGATGATACTAGATCGTGAAAACAATGCAGAACCGGAATATATCGACTGGCCGCAGTGTCCTAAGTATCGTACAGTCAAGCTATCAAAGCTGATCGACGAGAAAGATACACTGATCAAACCGAATATGTATTTGCGAGTTACACTCGACATTGATATTAGCTACGAAGAAGCAAGCTATATTAAAGAAACATTTATGGAACAGTTTGAATGTAGAGAGATTACATTAATTCCACAGAAACATATAGAAGAAATTAACACAGACCTGGATATCGAACAGTTTGAAAGTGTAGATCAAATTGTTAGCAACGAGATTCAAGCAATCGACAGCGAACAGTTTAATAAGAAACTGTTATTAGACATTTACAACGAGTTAGTATGATAAAAATTAAAGATTTAACCGTAAAGAACTTTATGAGTGTGGGTAATGTGACCCAAGCAGTCGACTTTAACAAAGAACAACTGACTTTAGTACTCGGCGAAAACTTAGATCAAGGCGGCGACGATACTGGATCACGTAATGGTACCGGTAAAACAACTATAATTAATGCATTAAGCTATGCATTATATGGTACAGCTTTAACAAATATTAAACGCAACAACTTAATTAACAAAACTAATAGCAAAGGTATGTTAGTAACACTTAATTTTGAGAAGGCTGGTAACAAATACCGCATTGAACGTGGTCGATCTCCAAATATTCTTAAGTTTTACATAAACGATCACGAACAAAAAGAAGATATAGACGAATCTCAAGGAGATAGTCGTCAAACACAAAAAGAAATTGACAGTTTACTTGATATGAGCCACGATATGTTCAAACACGTTGTTGCATTGAACACATATACAGAACCTTTTCTTAGTATGCGAGCAAATGACCAACGTGCAATCATTGAACAGTTACTTGGTATTACTATTCTCACCGAAAAAGCAGATTTGCTAAAAGATAAAGTAAAACAAACAAAAGAATATATCACAGAAGAAACATTAAAAATTAATGCTATCGAATCTAGCAATAAAAAGATTGAACAAAGCATTGAAACACTAGCCGGAAGACAAAAAGCTTGGTTTGCAAAGCAAAAACAAGATATCGAAAGGCTAGATAACGCAATCGAAGAATTAGAAAAGCTAGATATTGATATTGAACTAGATGCACACGATAAATTAGTCAATTGGACTGAACTAAACAATCGTTTAACAAGTTTAAACAAGGAAAAAGCAACACTTGAGAGTGCATTAATGAGAGCAACTAAAAGTGTTGACAAAGCAGAGAAAGATGTAAAAGAACTTGACGATGCAACCTGTTATACTTGTGGTCAAGCACTACACGCGGATAAAAAAGCAGAAATAGAAACAAGAAAACAAAAAGAACTAACCGATGCATTAGCATATCAAACAGAAGTTGCCGATAAACTAGAAAGTACAATGACTTTGTTAGAGGATATAGGCGATATTAACGGACGTCCAAATACATTTTATGAAAGTGCAAAAGAAGCTTACGAACATAGAAACAATGTAGATAACTTTCGTCAAAGTTTGGTAAGTAAACAGCAGGAAGACGATCCATATCAAGCACAAATTGACGATTTAACAGATACAGCTCTTCAAACTATTGATTGGCAAAATGTAAATGACTTGACTAATGTAAAAGAACACCAAGAGTTTCTTTTGAAATTGTTAACAAACAAAGACAGTTTCATACGCAAAAAGATAATTGATCAAAACTTAGCATACTTAAACAACAGGCTCACATATTATTTAGACAGATTAGGCTTACCACATCAAGTTGAATTCCAAAACGATTTAGCAGTTGAGATTACACAACTAGGACAAGACTTAGATTTTGATAACTTGAGTAGAGGCGAACGCAACAGGCTAATACTAGGAATGAGTTTTGCATTTAGAGACGTTTGGGAATCATTGTACCAAGGTGTAAACTTGCTGTTCATTGATGAACTTATTGACAGTGGTATGGATACTGCTGGCGTTGAAGGTGCATTGGCTGTACTTAAAAAGATGGGTAGAGAACGTCAAAAAAATGTATTCCTTATTTCACACAAAGATGAATTAGTTGGTAGGGTGAACAATGTAATGAAAGTTATCAAAGAAAATGGTTTTACATCTTACGAAAACGACATAGAAATTATAGAATGACAGACGACACACACGACAAACTAGTACAAACATATTTAGAATATTTTAGGGCAAACGAAAAGTTTGAACAAAGTCCTAGTGAAGCAAACAAACGCACAGCTAGAAGAGAACTTAGAAAACTTATTACACTAGCAAAAACAAGGCAAGAAGAAGTTGCAAAAAAATACGAAGAAGTACTTAGAGGCTACAGAGAAAATCAGAAATGGCAGACTAATAGAAAACATCCGTATACATAAAGTATGAGTTGGTTATACAAAGGTAAAAAAGTAGACACTATTGAAGACGAATACGAAGGCTTTGTATATCTAATAACAAACAAAAAGACAAAACAAAAATACGTAGGCAAGAAGTTAGCAAAATTTAAGACAACTAAGCCACCATTAAAAGGCAAAAAAAACAAACGCAGAGGTCATAAAGAAAGTGATTGGCGTGAATACTGGGGAAGTTCAGATAGACTGAACGAAGATGTAAAAAATTTAGGCGAAAAAAACTT